CTTGAAATCGTGCGTCCCAAAATCAGGGGTGTATGTCGACGTGACCAGCATCACCTTGAACCGGTCAGCAGTCGTGTCGTCCAGATCAACCGCGAGACTGTTGTTGAGAGCGTTCAGGAACGTGATCCCGTAAAGACCGCTAGCCATCAGCGCCTACCCTTCTTCTTCGCGGCTTTGCGCGCCGCAGCTTTCCCAGCCTTGGTGTAGGGATACTTCTTGCCCTTGACCATCGGCATTGCGAACTCCATGTGAGAGAGGGGCCGGGACCGGCTCCCGACCCCCCTTCACACTACACCACACCTATCAGGTGTTGGCACCGATGCTCGAAGAGGTCTCGATCCGCTGGAGCGAAGCCTCACGGAACCGGGCGTACCCGACGAGGTGGTACCAGCCGACCGGCTGGAAACGACGCAGGGTGTCGGTGACCGGGCCGAACACGACGCCCGGGTCCGAACCGAAGCCGGCCGCACGCGAGTGCGCCTTGGCGAGCGCCTGCTTGCCGCAGATCATCGTGTTGTAGGCGTCCACGGCCGAAGCACCGCCGTCAGCGGTGATGTCCAGACGGGGCGTCTCGATGAAGTCGACACCGGAGAAGGTGCCGATGCTGCCCGTACGCACCGCAGAACCATCCTGACGGATCTGGTACTGGATGATGTCGGTCACAGCAGTGTCCTCGCGCAGGTCGAACGACACGTCGGGGTGAATGAACCCGATGTAGACGCCGCCGTCGTGAGGCATCGCTGAATCGCCACGCATCGCAGCCACGGCCTGACGGACATCCCCGGCGTCGAGGTTGTCGGTCGCGTCCAGGGTGGCGGTGGAGGTGGCGTCGCCGCCGTACAGCACGTTGGTGCCGCCCACCAGCACGTCATGAACGATGTTGTCGATGCTGTTCGCCATGTTGTAGCCAATGATGTTGGCGGCGTCAGCATCCACGTTCAGGAACGAGGTACCACGGAGCTTGGCGGTCGTGATGACGGCGTTGCCGTACTCGACCAGGGTCGCCGTGACGGTCGAGTCGCTGAGAGCAACAGCGGACACGTCCGACGTTTCGGTCAGCGCCGAAGTGGCCTGCGCCAGATCGTTGTAGATGTTGAACTGAACCGAAGCACCGGGGTGCGACTGGTTCGTGGTCTTCACATCGGCAACCATCTCGAACATCGGCTGCGAACGCAGCGCGAAGTACGCAAACTGCTCAAATGCGGTGGTGTCCGAAGACACCGATGAAGTCTGAGTGTAACTCACTGGGATTCCTTCCCATCGAGCCCACCTCGGCTATGTCAGACTGCTGCGTTGATCGTGCCACCGTGAGATTCAATCAGAGCCGTAAGCTCTGCCTGATTGCTCGTCTGTTTCACCAGACTCGGCCACTCAGGTGGGGACACAGGCCCAGCATCGTCGGCTGCCATCGCAATCCGCTGCTCAGCCCCATAATCAACAGGGAGTTCCTGGCTTGCCGGGGAATTACTCCCCCCAGCCAACCCAAGTTCAGCAGCTTCAGCACGAATGGCATCCACAGTCATCTCGCCGTCGTAGCCCCGCATGAAGTACTGGCCCTGCTTGGAAGCGGGATCAACACCTGCGTCACGGAACGACAACTCACGTCGCAACTGCGCCAACTCGGCAACCGCCTCATCGCCGGCCTTCGCCCGGTCCTCGAGGTTACGTCGCCAATTTGGCTTCGATTCTTGGCTAACAGAGTCTTCAGCCTCGGGAGGCGTTTCTTCTGCCATATGTCACTCACCTTCAGATACGCGCCCGCAACGGTGGAATGCGGCCGGATGAATTTGCGGAACAGCTCGCCTCGCATGAGGGCCGATCCGTAAAGAACAATAGTCGCCTTGTTCTATTCAGGTCAAGTAGCCCTACCCAAACCAGACGCGCCAGCACCAGTCACCAACGCACCCATCTGACGCCGGCCCCGCTCCTGACGCTGACGCCGCAACCGTGCAAGGTCCGCGGTCGCTTCAGAATCCAACCCGAACTCGGCAGCAGCAAACTCCGAAGTCGTCATCGCTTCCTGCTCACCAACAAGCTGCTGCGTCACCGCCCGCTGACCCTTCAACCGTTCCGTGATCTCACGCTGCTGCACGTTCAAGTCAGCCAGCCGTTCAGCAGTTTGCCGCTCAAACCCGGCACCCAACGTGCCGACCGCTGCCGCAGACAACCCGGCTGCTTCCATCTGCAACCGCTGCTCAATCAGCGACGTGCCCCGCTCAGGATCGAGGAAGTAGGCGGTCAGTTCGCCGTCGTTCTCCACACCGATGCCGTACAGATCCTGCAACTGCGTCTTCAGGTTCGGGTCGATCGACTGGACTGCGGTGGCAGCCATAGCGACCCGTTCGGTCATTTCGGCCTGGGACACGTCGTTGCCGATGAACGCTGCGAAATCGTCGGGCGAGTCGTAGAACCCTTCGGGGATGCCTGCGGCCATCATGACTTGCCGGTAGCCCCGCTCGAGCCGGATGTATTCGGCTGGGCTGATCGCAGACATGCCGTTGTCGCGTCGGATCTGCATGCCGGCGAATCGTTCTTGGAACTGTTCGGTTATTCGCAGGTTCATGAGAACAACTTCGGTGGTGTCGCCTCGCAGCAACGCGTTCTTTGCGAATTCGTCTAGGCCGGACAGGCCGTATTCGGACAGTTTGTCTCGGATGATCTCGAGCGCGTTGCGTTGTTCGGCGTCTAGTTCGTCGTCGTCAGCGGCGTCGTCGTCGGCCATGTCGTCGTCGCCAGCGGTTGTGCCGCCGTCAGGCTCCGACGCGGCAGGGACATCTACCAGCCCCAAAGGATCTTCAAGCGCCCCAATAGCGTCTTCAAGGTTCTCAGGAGGCGTTGGCAACACCCCCTCACCTCGACCCACAACATCTTCAAACCACCGGGATAGGAACTCGGCACTGCCATCACCAACCGACTGGAACAAGCCGAGGTCGACTGCTGCCTGCAAACCTTCCTGAGTGCTGCCGACTTCCTGGCCTGTCGACCGGACCAGCACTGTTGCCGCTTCGCCACGCGTAATCACGTCGCCGCCTCGGAACTCGTCAAACGACGTGGCAGTCGTCAACCCGGCTTGCTTCGCAAGCTCAAAGACCCGTTGAGGATCGGCTTCTCGAAACTCTCGCGTGGTCCCGTACTGGCCTGACAACGCTGACCGGGCATACCCCATTTGAAGCAACGCTTGCTCAAAGAACGCAAGACGCGTCATCCCAGCACCGCTGTTCAAGTCGTCAAAACTCATGGACTGGTCAAACTCCGTCGTAGCCATCACGCAACCTCACCAAACGACTGCCCAATAGCAAACGCCAACGCAGCAGCAGAATCCTTCCCCTGCTTCGACATCTGCCACTCATCCAACCCACGAACGTACGTCCGCACCTCATTCAACGTCATCGGCCGAGCCTCAGCAGTCCCCGTATCAGGGATGTACTGAATCACGTCACCGAACTCCTCGTACAGATCCACATTCGGACGATCCAACATCCGCTCGATCTCGTACTTGTACGGAGCGAAATACTCCTCAGGCGTGATCCCAGCATTCAACGCGTTCTCCAACTGCGGCATCTTCGCCGCAGCCATCTCACGGAAATACTGCTCAACACCCTCAGCCGTCTTCGTGCCGACATAGATGTCCTCAGCAAACGCCGCAGCATCATCCTCACCAATCGGCGTGAAGTACCGCTTCGACATCTCCACAATCTCATCACGCGCCGCAGCAAACCCCGACGCCGTCACCGCCGCCGCATCAAACGCCTGCTCCGAAGTCAACAACTCACGGATGAACTCCGAATCCTTCTCCTCACCCATACGAGTGATCTGCTCCGCAAGCGAACGAGCACGCCCAGGTTCCAACTGGAACCCAAGGAACTGCGCTTCGTCCCGCAACAGATCCAACACGGGCTCGAGATACTCGACCTTCTGCGCCTCCGACATGTCCGCGGTGAGCACGTCGTACTCGCGCATGCGGGCATCGGTCTTCTTCCACCACTCGGTGTTCTGAAGCATCCCGAGCACCCGTGTCGGAGCAGTGATGCCCTGGTCAACAATCACGTCAAGGATGTTCTTGACGGATGCTGCGTTGGGGTCGCCGGCTGCGACGACTTGGCCGTCTGCGGTGAGGCCGACTTGGAGGTCGCTGCGGTGTTTCTGGAGAAAGAAGGAGAACCCGCCGAATTGTTCTGCGAGGAGTCGTTCGACTTCGGTTTGGTTGGCTGCCCGCATTTCGGCTGCGGTGAGTTGCGGCGCACCACCCGTCCCGCCGCCTACACCTGCTGCTGCTAGCGCAGCGTTCACGGCAGCGTCGATCTGTTCTTGAACCGTCATTTCGGGACGCGTTGCCGTAGCCGCCATGAACTGGGCACGCTGCGTTTCAGCATCAGCACCGACAAGCTCGACAGGTTCCGCAGGTTGGGGACGGCCATCAACCAGCATCTCCCCAGCCCCCTCCCAAACAGGAGCAGGCTCAGGAGCAGGAGCAGGTCTTTCGACGGGCGTGAGCAACTCGTCAGTCGGTCTTGCGACATACTCGTTAAGCGCAGCCGACTGCGCCCTTGTCGCCTCATCCATCAACGTCGGAGGCGTATCCGTCAACGCAGCAACCGCGTCAGGAACCAACGTCCCCAAACGCGCAATCTGCCGACCAGGGTCGTCATCCGCTTTCAAGTCAGCCTGGACCGGCTCCAAAGCCGCAAGAGTTTCCTGACCCTGTTTAACCCGACGTTCTGCCGACTCCACATCAGTGTCTACAACCGACTGCCACAAACGCTCGACATTCTCAATGCCAGAACTAAGGGAGAGCGGCATACGGAACTTGCCGTCAATTTCGCCCGTAGCATCATGAACAGCATTAGCAAGACCAGCAAAATCAAACGAACCAACAATTTCTCTGCCGTCATCAAGCCGGTAGGTCAGGGTTTGCGGACCTTCCAACAGGCGCTGCACCGTCAGTTGGTTATCCCGGCCGCGCCGCTCCTGCCTATTGATTTCAGTAAGAACAGTAGCGACACCCTCAATAAGGTCTTCTACGTAAGCCTCCCTAAAGCCATCTGCTAACTTGGCCCCGCCCAACAAGCGAACAATGCGAGAGACTCTATCAATCTCTTCCTGAGCATCATTAATCAGATTCTCAGCGTCGCTAATTTGACCGCCGATATCGTCTTGCTGCTCATTAAGAAGGTTTTCGTATTCGTCCCAAGCCATTACTGCCCCCGAATCCCCAACGCCTGCATCACCAAACCAGCAGCACCAGCGTAATCCATCGCAGCCGCCTCCTCAGGAGCCTGCTCCCGAGCAAACGCCTCCGCACGAGCACCAACACTGATCCC